ATATCAATCATAATTAAACCACCCTATGTTTTGAACTCCAATCTACAAAATAATCTTTAATTGTTTTTGATGCACTATCAGCCATTATTTTGGCATGTTCCTTTGTATAGCATTCACCTATACGTTCATAATGAAAACCAGTAGTTGCTCCACCATTTTCCCAAAAATAATTATAAACATAAACTACATAAAAACCATGTTCATGTTTAATTTTAATTTTACCTACTCTTACGATTGATCTGTCCCAAGCCAAATCATAAAAATAAACATATCCTGCTGTTCCAAATAACAGCAAAACTAAAAAGATTAAAGAACCAATTAAAACATCATCTATCATAATTTATAATATAGTAAAATATTTTTGTTTTGTAAATAGAAAAACCTGTGATAAAATCACAGGCTTTTTTCAAGGCGGTGGTAGGATTCGAACCCACGGTGGGCTGTTAACCCACTGATGCTTTCAAGGCAACCGCCATAATCCACTCGGCCACACCGCCATAAAAAATTTTTAGCCGAGGATGAGAGGTTCGAACTCCCATGCAGTTTCCCACGTCTGATTTCTAGTCAGGTGCCCCACCAATTGGGCGAATCCTCGAAAAATGGTTCATAGTGACCAGTGAACCGTGCTGTATAAGTTTCTCCTATACTGAAACTTACAAACCCTAGACCTTATCTTCGACGTTGCGCACCGTATATAGGAGCCGTCAGTCCGTTCTGCCTCCTATAGTTTCCCTTAGTCCCGATGGTAGGATTCGAACCTACGACGCACAGATTATGATTCTGTCGCTCTGGCCAACTGAGCTACACCGGAAAAATAATAGCGAGAAGTAAATTAGTCTGATTTCAAGTCGGATGCCCACTGGGCGTATAGGAACTTCTTATGCTATTTTTTAAAAGTACCGGCAAGAAATCCATACCGATCGTTACTTCATTCATGCCTTGCTAGAGTTTGTGCAGGACCATTGTAGGGACTCGAACCCTCTGCAACACCTCTAACTAAATTTCGTAGCGGGAGTCGGACTCGAACCGACGACTAAGAGATTATGAGCCTCTTCTGCTAGCCACTGCATCATCCCGCGATAAACTCATCAACGGTTTTTACTCGAAGATACCGCAAAACTTCAGTGGACTTCCACCTTTGTTGCATTCTTAAACACGACCACTGTTTTAGATTCCTCTTTTCGCACAGTGCCAGAAGCGATTTTAGTGGGTAAGGTAGGATTCGAACCTACTCAGCCGTAAGGCGTGTGATTTACAGTCACATCCGACTCTCCAACTTCGGCGCTTACCCAAAATGTTTAGTGACAGCTGTAGGACTCGAACCTACGGAAGCCCGTTAGGACGGGAGGGTTACAGCCTCCAGGAATTGCCGCTATCCGAAACTGCCAAAATTTTCCCGGACTTTCACCAGGTGTTTCCTTAGTCAATCCTATACAACATTTGTCTCAAGGGACCAAGGAATCTATTGTGCGGAGTAATATAGTAAATTTATTATCGTTTGTAAATAGCTTTATAAAATAAAAAATGTCGCAGTTTCCTGCGACAAATAAAGCTTAAGTTTGATAATAAACTTTACTTGCCGCTATACCCCATCATATAATAGGAATAACCGAACATTGAGTTCGATGAGATTACAAATGATGTATAATGTAAGTTTTGCATTGTTATTCCTTATTTTATATTATATATAAAAATTATTTTTTGTTTTTCGCTAAAAATCGTTACCAATAATAATTTTTTGTTCTGTTAACTTTTCATCTTCAGTATAAATGAAATCAATAGACTTAACCTTTAAATTCCATTCTTCTGCAATATCATTGATTGTATCAAAATCTTTGAAACTAGAAATTGCAGAAAGTAATTCTTGAGGTAATCCTTTTGATGATTCATTTATTACTTTAATTTTCATGTATTACAATATAGTAAATTATTTCTATTTTGTAAACCCCTATTTTTCAATTAATTCATCATAACTATGTGCTAATTCTTTGCTACTAATTGATGGTTTCTTATCTTTATGGATTTCTTCATATACAACAATACCATCTCTAGGACCAGTATCAACTCCAAGCTTTTCCTTAACAAGTCTAAGCACTTCCATAGCAACATCATAACCAGGTGCTAAAATATCAAGTTCTGGATAAACATAAGTACCTGCATTTTTACCAACCTTAATTTTATTATATTTGCTTGATGCTAATGCTTGTGCATTATATACTGCAGTTTCCCAATCATGTTTAATAAGACCAAAAAACAATGGGTCTTTTTTATATTGAATAATATAATATTGAATATTTTTAATACCATAATTATAGCAAAAAGAATTATGATATCTTGATTTATAATCTGCTTTAATTACTCTAAATTCCATAAGCATAATTGGTTAAATGTTATAACGATACTGCCAGGCAATCCACGCCAACGCCGGGTCGAACGGCTATCATTCCATGACTCAATCGGACTCGAACCGAATTTCAGCACCCTCTACTAAGCTATCGTCATTTTACAATATAGAAAAAGGATTGACGTTTGTCAACCCCTTTAATACTAATGTCTTCTAAAATATTTACCTTCGAATTCAGTATTAAAATGTTCCAATGTATTTTCAAGTTCACGTTGGGTTAATCCAGTTAGTTTTTTAACTTTGCCAACCCATCCAAATTTCATTAAATCAATACCGCAATTCAAAATAAGATTTTTACGTTCTATCCAAATTTCTTCTGATATAATATTTGGATTGCCTTTACCAGATTTATCTTTTGGATATATTGATTCTTTTTTACTTTTTGGTTTCTTTTCGTTTTTAATTTTTATTTTTTGTAATTTTTCTTGTATTTTAATTGTTATATTTGGATAATTAATTTCAAACTGTTTAATATCTTCAATAGTTTTTTCTTTATTAATTTTATATAATAAATTTTCTTTTTCTGAATATCTCCAAAATTCACAATTAAGTTTTTCTATTATGTAAAGTTGTCTATATTTATCACGTGCTTGCCCTTTTATGCTTGTATGTTTATGCTTATTTTCATCATATTCAAATGCGATATTTAAATTTTTATCATAACCATCTAAACTATATGGACCAACATGAATCTCACCGCCATTCATAGCATGCTGTAAATGCCAATTATTTTTTATATTTAATTCATCAATAAATTTGCAAGCACATTCATTATAATTACATTGAAAATTTTGAATTTTTCTGCGTTTTTGCATATTTTCTGCTAATTTTGCTCTAGTATCAGCAGAACAAGAATGTCCTTTATATTTTATTTCTCCGTTTTTTATTTTTTGTCTTAATGTTTCTGTCGCTTTTCGCTTACTTTCGTAATTTATAATTTTACCTAATGAATCATGTGGTAATTTAGCTTTTTCTTCACAATCTTTATAATGCTTATATAATTTTCGGCGTGAATAAAATATTTGATTGCAATATTGGCAAATCCATTCTTTATGTTTTGTTTTAAAACAATTTTCAGGATGCATTATATGCATATGTTCATATAATGACATTTTTGTTTCAAACACATTATTACAATGTCTACATTTCCATTTATTTAGTTTTATATTCGAACCCATACATTATATATAATGGATGAGTCTACCAGTTCCGTAAAAATAAAAAACGATGGCGAACCATCGTTATAGTCCCTTAGGGGGGACTCGAACCCCCACGGAATTTAATCCACCAGATTCTAAGTCTGACGCGTATTAACCATTTTCGCCACACAGGGATATATTATCGATCTGGGGGGACTCGAACCCTCAATCCGTTTTTATCTCGGCCGCCGGGTTTGAGCCGACGCTGTATACCAATTCCAATCACAGATCGTTATTTAGCGGAGTTGGAAGGATTCGAACCTTCGGGACGCTATTCGCGCCCAGCACCTTAGCAGGGTGCCCACATAAGCCACTCGTGCACAACTCCAGATTTAGAGCTATCTGCAGGATTCGAACCTGCGACGGGGATTTCTCCACAGCGGTTTTGCAGACCGCTACCTTCGACCACTCGGTTACAAGACAGCTTGAATTTAGTTGCCGGTACTCGTTTCGAACGAATACTAAATGCTTCAGAGGCACTTGTGCTACCATTACACCAACCGGCAATATCGTCAAAGTGGGACTCGAACCCACACGTCCTTTCGGACACGAGACTCTCATTCTCGCGAGGCTACCAGATTACTCCATCTGACGTTTATATTTTTATCGGTACGGGGAGACTCGCACTCCCAATCCCTCTCAGGCACGGACCTCTCAAGCCCGCATGTATACATTCCATCACATACCGTTATATCGATCTGAAGGGACTCGAACCCCCAATCCGTTTTTATCTCGGCCACCGGGTTTAAGCCGATGCTGTATACCAATTCCAATCACAGACCGTTTACAGCCCTACTCCGATTCGAACAGAGAACCCGAGATTTGGAGTCACGTCGGTTACCAATTACCACATAGAGCTATATAAAAAATTAAGGTCCCTAACTTTCGTAGGAACCTTTAAATTCTATCTATTACAGATTAAACTTATTTAGTCCCTACAGGAGTATTACTAAGCAAGCACCAGCTGAGCAAGCTGTTGCTGAGTAACTGACACTGTAAACTAAGAGACTTCATTTGTTCAATCCTTTATAATATATATAAAATTTTTTTCCTAAAAGTTGTTTTTGTTTTTAACGTTGTTAAATATAGTAATTTGTTTTGTTCTTGTAAACCCCTAAAATAAAATTATTTTTTATCAAGTAAATCATCGTATTTTTGAATCATTGGTTTATTATTAGTAACCGCTTTTTCTGGTTCATCCTTAATACATTGATCAATAATCTTATTTAGAAGTGTAATAGCAATTAAATTAAAAATTTTGTATATAATAATACATGGAATATAAATAAATATTCCGCCAGTACAACATAATGTAGTATAAGCATAAAATGAAAATAGCAATAAAGTTTTTCTATCCTTAATACTAAGATTATTATACTTTAGATCTAAACTACTATGCTTTGCTATAGAAATAATATCACATTCAGTTGTAAGTAAAGCTAAGCCTGTACATATACTAATGAATATCAAAACTGTCCAGCAAACGTTTAAAAATTTAATAATACCAACACAATATATAGCATCATATATTACAATATTGGCAATTATACTACATATCCCGCATATTATTGACAGCAATAACATACAACACAACTCTTCACCTTTTCCCTTGCCAAGATAAGCACGTAAAAGATGCAGTTGTAATTCTTTTATCATTTTTGTTTTCCTTTATATTCTCGCCAAGTAGGTAATTTAGGTTTACTAGTTAAATGAAACGTTTGACATAATGGACAAAAATAAATTCTTTGTTCATGTCTATCATGATCATTTTTTATACGGCTAGCAGCTTCACATTTATATAATGCGAACTGTGCATCAATCTTTTTCTTATAACAGATTTTACCACATTCACATTTTTCATATGTATTCTTGCTTTTCATATTTATCCCTTTTTAAGTTGGACATGGAGATGTTCGTTTGGTTTTCCTTCGTCTTCATACAAGATAGAAAAACCTTTACCTAATGTAGTCTTAAGTGCATCGATAATATTTTTCTTATCTGTCTTATTTAAGTCTTTAATACGAATATCAACTGCTTCACCTCGATAATGTGCAGAATTCTTAGAATGACCATTATAATCATTTGCACTAGTAATCAAAGGCATATAACTAGGATTATTTAGAATCTTACGATAAACACCGATAATTTCATACAATGCAGTATCAAGACTAGAAACCCAAGTTGGATTTACGCCATCTTTTCTTTGACTGTTTTTCATAACATGGTCATGAATATCAAACTCATTAGAAATTGTAGCAATTTCACGTTTAATTTCTTCAGACACTTTTATTGCGACTTCATTCTTTTCATAGAATTTACCGAAATAAATGTCTAAACCAATACATGCACAAAATGTCAGACTTCCTAGAATAATAAGAAAGTTCTTCATATGTTTTGAAATGAATTTAATTCCAAAATACGAAAGTAAAAGAGAAACTACAGTAATACAAAGTGCTTTAACAAGAATAATGACCATTTTTTACTCCTTACAATTAATGGTTTTCTTGTTTTAAATATAGTAAAATAGTGGGTTTTTGTAAATACCCACTATAGTTCATCAACATATATGCCAGTTTCCTTGGAAGGATCATACATGACATTTATGTTATTATATGGATCTGGATTTGCCTTTGCACTGTTGTTAACCATATCATTAGTAGTCAAAATATCTTTAATTTCGTATTGACTTGGTAATGAATCTGGTGCAACTTTATAAATTGGGTCATTCGGATCTGATAATGTCGGAGAATCCGCAGAAATTGTATACTTATTGTCTTTGTAAACTTTTAATGTAAAAGTATAAGTATGCGGTTTTAAACCGAATGCCTGTTCATAATATTTTACGTCTACAATTCTATAAAAATAATCATTTGCAGGGATATAAATTATATCACCTATAGAAGGCGGTTGTTCTTCATATACTTCTGGAGTATTCTTATCAACACCGCCATAAGTTGAATAATAATTGAATGCGTCAATGCTTGCAAACATCGTTACAACATCTTCGCCCCAAATTCCCTGTAATTGATAGCTTCTTACATTAGGAGGTAACTGTTCGACATATCCATTGAAATACCAGCTTCTTTGAATCATTCTTAACTGGTCTTCACCATATAATTTGTCTCTAAGCAAATCTTCAGTTACACGATAATAGACACATTTAAGACCAAATGTGTCATATGCATCAGTAACAATGCTATCTGCTGTATCAGTTTCGTTAGTACAAACTATATTATTTCCATCGCTTACTGGATTTGTCAAACCTTTAAGCGTTCCACATAACCATGGATATGCATCTGTATTTTTTACCTCAGCTACCATGTATTATTTATAGTTGCTGATATTTCATCTTTATTTTTTCAAATTCTCTGAAATCTTCAGGATTTAACCTAAGAAACTTATAATAATTCTTATTTTTGTTAATTTCTTTTTGTCTATCAACAACTGCTTGATATGTTGCCGTAAAGAAAGATTTACCTAAAACTTCTGTATTTTCCGCAGTTAAAGAATCGCCAATAGAATTAACTTTTACAGTTCTTTTTGTGATACCATCATCAATAACTGCGATATAATCAATTTTGACTTTCTTTTGACGTTCAAGTTCAATCTTGATACTATCTTCGCGCAACAATTCTAACCTAATAGAATCTCTAGTATGAAGATATTGCATAATACTATCACGAATATACTGCTTATGACGTTCATTTTCAGCTTGTTCTTTTTCTAATATAGCAAAACGTCTCGCTTCATACAAAGAATCAAGATGATGCTTAAATTCTGAATAATTCTTTTCTTCTTTTTGTTTATTAATTGCCTTATTTACATCATGTTGAACAACTGTAGTTGTAACATTTACCGGAATTGGTGCTTTCTTAGTTTCAATATCAGTCATTAACAATGTAATTGCCATTATGAAAGAAAATACGATGATTGTGACAAGTGTATTAATTTGCATAAGCTTACCATATTTTACAAGAAATTTATATCCAATATTTGGTTTTCCATAATGAGGAGTTTCTGTTTCAATATGTGGAGTATGTGTCTCCGTTTTATCTAATATTGGTTGATTAATTTTTTCATCAATTACTGGATAACTAGGAGTATCATCCACTACTGGATAACCGTCTGAAAGACTCTTAGCATAATCATTAATTTTCTTCATATTTAACCCGCTTTGTGTAATATTCCTTATTGTTGTCGATTTCGTTTTGTCTGTCTTTAACAGCACTATATGTCATTTTTGCAAATGAATTTCCTAAAATTGTTATATCGTTAGGTGTTATTGAATCAGCAAGTGTATTAACTACAACTTGTCGAGAAGTAACACCATCGTCAATAAATGCAATATAATCAACTTTAATTTTTTGTTGATTTATTAGTTCTGCATTTATACTGTCTTGAATTCTTGTCGCTTCAAATATACTATCATGTAATACTTGATAACGAGCAATACTATCTTCAACAAATTTTTTATGTGCTTCTATTTTTTCATTATCAATCTGATATTTTTCAAATTTATTTGTATTATTACCTGCTACCATTACTAATAATCCACACAAAAACAAAACCATTAATAAAAGAAAGCAAATACAACCAACTTGAAAATCATTTTTAGTAAAAACTATTTCTCTTTCATAATAGTCGTTACTATATTCACAACCAACTTTAACAAGATGTGGATGATGTTCTTGATTATCCATTAATTTTCATCCTCTGAAAAAGAAATATTTAACTTTGTAAAATCTGCTGCTTCTTTTCCAATATCAACAAATTTTGCAGAACGCCAATATTTTTCATTATGGTCAATTTCATTTTGACGAATAGCAATCATCTTATGTGTTGCTTCTTTAATTGCACGATTAACTATTTCTGTATCTTTATGAGTAATAGAATCAGTTACAACCTTAGATGCAACAATTCGTCTTGTAACACCATCGTTAATTACTGTATACATTTCAATAGTTACAGGCATAGAAAACTTACGGTCTTCTACAACTTCTTTTTGAAATGCCGGTTTATGCCAAATATCGCCAACAAAATAAAATACTGACAGTCCACCAAGAAATGCAATGACAACTAAATATTTTTTAAGTATTTCTTCCATTATTTCTCCCTATTAACTGGTATTACGTTTCTACTCCAATATTTAGAATCAGAATCAACTTCCTTTTGTCTAGTATCAACCATATGATATGTTGCATTTAACATATTACTATTAATTGTTCGTATCATATTATGTGTAATTGTATCAGCGACAATTTTTGATTTCATTGTTCTTCTAGTAACACCATCAGAAACAAATACATTTGTTTCAACTGTTATATCATGTTTAATAACAGGTTTTGTCGACATAATATTTTCGACTTTATAGTTTTCTTTAGCTTTTTGATATGGATCTGGACTAAGCATTACAGACAAAATCCACATAGAAGCAAAAAATCCACCAACTGTTACAACTAGATAAAAGATTACACGTAACCATTCATATGGTGTTAACTTTTCTTCCATAAATTACTCCAATTTAATAAAGTTATCTTTATTAGCTACTTTGTAATATGATTTAGAAGTATCAATTTCCGTTTGTCTATCTTTAGCCATATTAGTAGCCATCATAGTAATAGCTTTAGTCAAATGTTTTACATCATTTTCCCTAATTGTATCTAATACAGCAGCGGTTTGAACTTTTCTTGTAGTAACACCATCTTCAATAACTGCAACAAGTTCAATTTGAACTTTCTTTTCTTTTGGTAATTCTGAAATAAGACTATCACGCTTAATTGTAGCTCGTGCAATGGAATCAGCTCTATGTTCTAGGTCTGCAGCATAAATAGAATCAGCCAAAGCTTTTACATCGATTGAATCTTTTGTTCCGTCTTCAAATACTGACATACTATCAATAGCAACCGCCAATGCTTGTGCTCTAGAATACGGATTTTTAGATACAGTTTTTGTTACACTTGCTGCAAGTGCTTCTTTGGAACGTGAATCTAACCATGATTGAAAACGATTTACCATATTAGAACCAATAACCGCACAAGTAATAACACCTACAAAAACCAAAAGCATTGCTAATGCTGCAATTTTAGTCTCTGTCCAGAATGGTTCTTCATTTTTTAAATCAATATTTTTAATTTCTTCTGGAAATGCAATCTTAGGACGCTGTTCTTCTGGAATACTGCCATAACGCTTTCTCCATTCAGCATCGCGTTTTTCTTCACGTTTCTTTCTTTTTTCATCTTCAGTATTTGGATTATGAATCAAATTTTCAGATGATACAGTTTCATATACAGAAGGATTAATATATTGAAGTGTATAACCTTCAAATGCATGAGAAAGTTTAAAACCAGCAGTTTCTACAGTGCAAAGCGGACTATTATCACCAGCTTGTAATAAAACAGCATCGCTAACAATAATGATATGTTTATCATCTTTAAACATATCCATATAGCCTTTAAAAACACCAGAACGAATACGAGATGGAATTGTAGTCCAGTCATATTCATAGATATTCTTGTTGCTCATAAGAACAACAGGAGCGGTCTTCTTTTCATCATAGTAACCAAGAATGTTGGTTCCTTCAAATGCATCAATACCAGTTACCGTATATGTCCAATTATACATTGCATCAGACGGATTACGTTCTGCAGTAACCTTAAATGTAAGATATTTGTATTTTAAGCAACTATTATTGTCAACCATAATTAATCCTTGATTAATGAATCATATTCATTTGAAAGTTCATTACTAGTTTTTTTCTTTACTGGATCTGGAAAAACTTGTTTTGTAATACTGTTAATGATTGCATTAAAAATAGCAATAATTATAATAAACGGCAATGCTACAACCATGATACCACACGAGAATAAGTGTAAGAACAAAATTATTGACAGTTTAAGTATAAATCGTTTATCTTCGATGCTAAGTTTATCATACCTAAGCCAGTTAATACTTGGTTTAGATCTTGCAAGATAATATCCCAAACCAAAAGTTAACCAATAGGTCAATGTAGAAACACCCCAAGAAATAGTAACTGGATTAAATCCTATTTTAAAAATAGCATATATCCAAATAAAAGGAGATGCAAGCTCAGCAAGCATCAAAATCATATAAATGACTTCGAAAAAAGTAAAACTATCCGAAGAAGTTTCACCATAAAAGAATTTGATCGTATATTCCTGAAATTTTTTAAACATTATTACCTCTAAAAATCCAGATAAGATAATTTTCTTAACATATAATATAGTAAAAACTGCTATATTTGTAAATAGGCAGTTTTATAAATAAACCGTTCAGGTTTCCAAAAACGTATTGTCAGACGACAGTGTAGTACGCCATATAGGCGGAAGGGTTTTCCTTCAAAAACTCATAGCGGATGAACATGATATGTCATTGGACATGGATTGTCCGAAGGTAAACATTAAAAAATAAAAGATAAAAAAATGAATAAGAAACAAATTAATTTAGTTAAAACAAGTGCAAAAAATATTATACAATTTTCACATTTTATAAAAATATTAACTGAGCATGGTTTAGATAAGTTCAAACCATATAAGCATCAGCGAGATCTTCTTAGAAAATTTGTAGAAACTGGAAAATTAGAATATACTGGTAAACGAAATCATATTATTATAGGACCTAGACAGTGTGGAAAAACAACTATTATTGCAATATACATTTTATGGTATATGATTTTTAATCCAGATAAGGTAGTTGCAATAACAAGCCACAAATTAGATGCTGCAAAAGAAATTTTACATAAAATAAGGGAAATATACTGTAATCTCCCAGAATTTATAAAACCAGTTGCAACAATTAATAATAATGAAATATTAAAATTTGAAAATCATAGTTATCTAATTGCCGCATCATGTTCTTGGAGATCAGTTAGAGGAAGAACAGTGGATTTATTGATTTTAGATGAAGCAGCGTTTATGAAAAAATCTGATTTTGATAATTTCTTAATGTCTGTATTTCCTACACAAGCTAGCAGACCAGATGCACAAATGATTTTAATCTCTACACCACATGGTATTGACCATGGATTTTATGAAATCTGGAAACGTGCACTTGAAGAAAGAAATTCATTTATTCCTACTAAGATTAAATGGAACTGTATTCCATATAGAAATAATGAATGGAAAGAACGAATGATTAGAGATTATGGTCAATCGTTCTTTAAACAAGAATATGCATGTGAATTTATAGGAAGTAATTAAAAGAAAAGCGGGTCAAAAACCCGCTATTTTTATTTTAAGTTATTCAATAGTAAAATAATCATAAATGTTAAATTCATCAGTGCCTTTTAGTTTTAAAATTCCTTTAGGAACTGATTTTAATGATTGTCTTAATTCGAATTCTTCTTTTTCTTTTATTCGTCGTTGTTCCCACCATGCATCATTTTCTCTTTCTTTTTTCTTAAGAAATCGTGAATTATACCTGCAGCCATAATCTCCGTTTTTATCTTCAGTTATCATGTCTTCAGCATTACTACCAAAGATACCGCAGGTCCAATCACTTTCGTCCCATGAATTTACATAACAGTATTGACAATTACAACACCGCATTATTTTCTCTTCTTTTTTGTTTTCTTCTTTTCTAAATCTTCTTCATATTTCTTAAGAATATTCAAACGACTTTGAACTTTACCTCTTTTACGCTTCTCAAGTTCCAAATTTTCAAGCTCACTAACCACATGATAATAATCATCGTCATTGTTTTGTTCAAACTGTTTTAAATTCAAGCCAGCATCGAGACACTTTACCATTTCCTTAAAATCTGCGTCAATATAATTAATCATAATAAATTGAACAGCAGGTGTAGTAAAATAATGTTTAGTCGTTTTTTCATTCGCACAAAACTGATTAATATTATATATCGGAACTAATCCGTTTTTTGCATCTTCAATGAAACCACCGTTTTTCTTTTTTAACTTACATACATGAAAAACAAATTCTTTTTCACCAAGCTTACCAATAAAGCTATAATCATCACGAACCGGATTGTAATCATTTCCTAAACGTGCCTTTGCTTCTTCTTTTGGTTCTTTTTTGTATTCTTCTAAAATTTCAAAACCGTGTTTTCCAACAACCTTTTTGATTTCATTAATTTCTTCGTCAGTAAAACGGATTTCTTCTTCATAAACATGGTCAAGTGCAGCAAAGACTTGTCCAATTCCCTGATCGCCAGTTCCATAAAGGTCTTCATAGAACGTTTTAATCTTTTCTTGATTAAACATAGCAGGATTAATTTCTGCTGCCTTTTTAAGTTCTTCTAACAATTCGTTTGCGTATTCTTTAGATACTAATGCACCCATGATTTACTCCTTTAATATTTTTTGATTATAATATAGAAAAAAGATTGACTCTCGTCAACCTTTTAACTCATTCCATCTTGTTGTCAGTAAATCACCATAGGTTTCAGCACTCATTGAGTAACTACCGCAACTAAACGCATCATTTATTTCTATTAAAGCAGTCTCGCCAGTATCTAAAACTCCTACATCCAAACAATATGCCTTAGGAGAATCTGCCCAATCGTCAATCATATTTTGAACAACCGATTTATCTACCTGTATATCTGGATTTCCGAAATAATTACAATAATCTCTAGGAATTTTATTAATTACAGGAATACGATATTCTGTAACCCATTTAACTGGTTCTGAACAGATAATATTTGTTCTATCTGCAGCACCATCAGTAAGAAACCAGTCATCTCTTGAATTTAATAAAAATCCAGTAAATTTCTTTAATTTATCTTTTGGTTTTATAAAAATTGGATTGATTAGGTATTCATTAAATACTTTATCTTTTATATAACCAAGTTTTGTTTCCCAAATTTTACGATAAAGATATTTTCTTAATTGTTCTGGATAATCGTCATGTTTATATTCGATACCCAATTTTTTCATTGCAGAAAACATTACTGGAATAACGCCAGCGATAAAATCATCTTTTGTAATACTAAATCTATTCTGTATAAAATGTTTTTTATAAAATGTAATATAATTGCCGACTCCAAAATAGTCGGCAAGTTTTTGCTCGTCACTTCCGAGCTTACCTTTATCGTTTAATTCTATATAATTCATATTATTTATGTTTATAACACAATTCTTGCAAATCTGGAAAATGTTCAATAGTTCTATAAATTACAGCTCTTGATAATCCTGTTATTTTTTGTATTTTATAATTCCAATTCTTTTCTGAAAATTTTATATTACTATTTAATAATATTTCTTTTCGTTTTAACCATTCTTCTTCAGGTAATTTTTGATGACAATATTTACCTTGTTTATCCTTTAAAACACCATTTAATTCATTTCTAATTTGAGATTCTTTCCATAATTCATTTTTTGATTTAAATAAAGGTATTGTGATATCGCCTGTTTCATTTAAAAAATCAGTAATTAATTTTATTGCTTCTTCTTTTTTTGCAACAACATAACCCCATTTTAAACGTAACTCTTTCCAACCGTCTTCTTTTAATAATCTATCTTTTTCAATATCACGTTCAATTTGTTTTTCATCATATAAATGTTGTTTACCATCAATTTCAATACATAAACGTTTTTCTGGCCATGCAAAATCAAGAGCATATCTATAAAATGACATTTCTGTTTTATAATCAATATTTTCTATTTGATTAAAATTATTTTTTAAAACAGTAATTAACCATTTTTCAGGTATACTATGTTCATTATTCCAACGTGACTGTCCAATATTATAAGCTCGTCCTTCTTTTTGAGCTTTCTTCATACTTTCTGAGATTTTCTTTTTTGTTTCTACAGAAACTGATTTACCTGTTTGAGGTGCTTTTAACTCACCATTTTTATAACGTTGACTTAATTTTTCGCCTTTTTGTTTTAATCTTTCATCAGTATCTTTGGTTAATCCTTTATTCCATGATGGTTTTCCTTTTGTATAACTTACATATTTTCTATCAGGATTCTTAGGACATAAACGCTCGTGATTTCTATGAGAATTACTATTTAAACATTCTTTATTACAAAATTTACAAATATATTTTATTTCCATAATATATTTATAAAATTACTCTAGCGTTTATTGCACTACCTAAGCGGCTAGTGAGATTCGAACTCACGTTTCCAGATTGGAAGTCTAGCACATTAAACCTGACTATGTTATAGCCGCATTATCCATAGGTTGGAAGTCGAATCCAATCTTCAGGTGCCACAAACCTGCGTGCTACCGTTACACCACACATGGGATGAATTTTTTAGTCCCCCATCTAGGACTCGAACCTAGGACTCATCGCTTAAGAGGCGATTACTCGTTGACCAACTGAGTTAATGGGGGATTTAATGGACCTACCTGGAGTCGAACCAGGACCCACTGGGTAAGAGCCAGCGTGACTAAAACCATTATCATATAGATCCAAATTTTTAGAGCGGTAGATGGGTCTCGAACCCACAAACCTCCGAAATGGCAATCCGGTGCTCTACCAGTTGAGCTACTACCGCATAAATGATGTTGCGCCAACGGTTACATCTACCGGCCTTCGTAAAATCCATCTGCGCTTGTCAAAAACAGAAGGCTAGCATATTTTAGAGCGGTTAGCGGGATTTGAACCCGCGTATCTGAAATGGCAATCCAGCGCACTAACCAGGCTGTGCTATAACCGCATATAGATGAAGGTTTTTGATTTTGTGCAGAAGCTACCTACAAACTCCAGGAACTCATTTATTTAAAGTTGTTGAGCTGACAACTCTAGTAGTCTCGTCCGGATTCGAACCGGAAATTGAAGATTCGTAGTCTTCTGGTTTAAATCCACTTAGCCTACGAGACTATATTTTTAGCGGGACCGAAGGGACTTGAACCCTCAACCTCCGAAGTGACAGTCCGGTGCTCTAACCAAAATTGAGCTACGGCCCCGAATTAATAGCGAGAAGTAAAATACTAGATTTGCAGTCCAAAAATAGGAACTTCTTATGCTATTTTGTATGTAACGACACTGGTGGGATTCGAACCCACGATCATATCCTGTTAGACAGACAGGTGGAATGGACCACTATCCGACGGTGCCAAATAAAAAAGATTCCTGTTTTTACACAGGAATCATTTTTATAAACTCTTTATATAGTTAATATTAAATGACCCTGTGTCTATGTCGATCCTTATCATGCTTGCCGAAACCTCGTCCGTCGCGGCGAGTATCGAAATCATGAGTGTCAACTACAAACTTAGTCATTTTCTTAACCTTTATATTATATATAAAAAATTTTTTCCTGTTTTTGTTAAATAAACAGCGAGCGGTAACATGGAAAGAGAAATCGGACTCGAACCGATGACCTTGCATTTCTGCAATGCTCTAACCAGCTGAGCTATTCCCTTGATAATAGGAACCGCTTTTGCTATTCTTGTTTTGTTTTTTACGTTGTTAAATATAGTAAATTGTTTTGTCCTTGTAAACCCCTAAAAATAATTTTTTTATCGGACAACCTTTGAAGAAAAGTATTCAGTCAATATCTTCGCAGAACTATCATATAATTCTGGATTACTCTGACATGCTGCTTCAAATACGGCTTTCATCAGATTAGTAAACAAATAGCTATCTGTACTGAATTCGACATTTGTAAGATATTGAATCATAGTAGTAATATCCTTACGGCTAGAACCAATCTTATGAGTAATCTTCGAATACATAGCAAACAGTCTATCTCGTTCTGAATCAATATTTCTTTTTGCTTTCTTCAATGCTCGTTTCAGCGTAAATCCAAAACTAGCAAAAATTACACCTGTCCCATTATCATTGGTATAAATTGAAGCATATGACGATAAATCTTTTGAAACATGTAATGTTGCAACTTTTACGTCATTAACCAAACAGTCAATGTAATAATCTTCTGCTAAAAGACGTTCACCCGTTGATACAGGATTAGCAGAGTGTTCGTCAAATGTGCATTTTCCAAGAATATGATTACATAATTCTTTATACTTAGACGGTTTAATCATCTTATTGCTCCTCAAAATAAACAATTTCAGTATCTTTTAATTTCGAAGCCCAATCAAGCACTTCGTCATGCTGTTCCTTAGTAATAGACTCCTCCACATATAAGA